GAAGGATTCTAACTTCTCATGTTCAGAATTTCGGTTTGCAAGGTTCTCGGTAAGAACTTGAATTTCATGTTCAAGATTTCGGATTTGTCTTTGTAGTCCGTTAATCTTAATATTGTTTTGAGAAATGCCATTCGTTAATTTTGAAATCTCCTTAGATAGAGAAGTGAATTGACGCTCTCGCTCCTCTTCCTCTTTAATTGCCTCCTCCAGTTCTTTATAACCAGATTGCAACTCCTTTGCTTTATTTTGAGCGTCCTTAATCTTATTTATTCTGAAGTCATCCTCAATCTCTTGTGTACAGGTAGGACAAACCGTATTTTCAGTAAAAAACTTATGCTCTCTGGTAATCGTAGATACTTTTTGAGAAATTTTACCTTTCAGATTTCCTAACTTACGAAGTTTATCGGCATATCCAACCAACTTATCTTGCTCCCCAATATACTCACGAAGAGGTTCTTCCATAGAAGAATTTTCATTCATATATTGTTCAATTTCTTTATCTAAAACGGATATTTTCCGATTGTTATTCTTGATATTATCCTTTCCCCTATTTTCAAGTTCCTCAATAAACTCCTCTTGCATCTTAAGTTTTTCTGCAAGAGATTGTTTCTTAAGATCCAGAACTTTGATCTCTTCTTTTGCTTGACGAATCTTCTCCTTAATGACCATATTCATGGAAGAGAAAATCTTAATATCAAGCAAATCCTCAATCACTTCACGACGATGAGCCGCAGAAAGTTGCATAAAAGGAACAAAAGTACTTGAACCCAAAATCACAATTTGAGTAAAGGACTTATAGTTCATCTTCAGAACATTTTGCTCCAACCATTTCTGTTGGTCCAGTGCGGCAGCAGATTGATCCAAAACAGAACCACTTCTCCATACTTCAAATAAAGCAGGTTTAATTCCTCTTACAACTTTCCATTCAATATTTCCAATACTGAATTCAACTTCAACTTTGCAATCCTTTTCATTTACAGAATTGATGAGTTGTGGTTTATTGATTTTACGAAATGGTTTTCCAAACAAAGAAAAAGTCAGAGCATCAAGAACTGTGCTCTTACCTGCTCCATTTGTACCAATAATCAGATTGGTTTTGTTTTTTGTAAAGTCAACTTCCGTATATTGGTTCCCAGTAGAAAGAAAGTTTTTCCATCGAATAGTTTTAAATAAAATCATGACCAGAAGTATTTGGAGGAATTACAATGTCATCAGGTGTAATAAGAGTATATTGATACCCATGAACTTCACAGGTTTTTATCATTACTTCATCTTCAATTTCAATCACATGCATTTCAGGATATCCGTCTTCTTCTAACATCATAGCATACCGAACAGCATCATCCTCTTCCTCAAAAAGATACAAGATATGCTCCCCTTCATCGTCTCTTACAGAATATGCACCTTCCTTTTCTCTACCATTGATTGTTAGAATAAACATATTAAACTAATTCACATGCTTCCTGATAAATTTCTTGCATCATTTTTTGAATGATTGATTTATCAAGACTAATTTCTGCCTCCTGAATATATCTATTCAAGATAGAAATAGTATCTTCACTTTCAAATGCTTCAAACTCTACAGGTTCCTGAATATCAAAATTTTCAATAACCTTAAGTTCTGCGATGTTAGAAGCATAGAGTTTATCAAGAAACTTCTCAAACTTTTTAGTATCTGTCTTTTTACGAACAACAACCTTTACAATCTTGTTCTCATACTCTCTCGTATCAAATGTTTGATAATTTGTATCCTCATAGTAAATGTTGTAAAACATTTTATAAGGATTATTGATATAAGTATGCTCTAATGTTTCAGTATCAAAAATAGTGAAACCGCGAGTATCATTTACATCCGTCCAATAAATCTCATAAGGATTTCCCGTGTAGAATACAGTTCCATTATCAGAACGAGTGTGGTAATGACCAGAAAATACCTTTTTGAAGTTTGTAAAAAGATTTGCTTCCAGTCCATGTTCCATAACAATTTGACGGTTTACACGAAAACCTTGAAACTCAAGATGACCCATCGCAACTTTTGCCTTGGTTTTTTTAATCATCTTAAGTGACTTCTCTTCATTTTCCATACAGATCCATGGAAGAAGAAGAACATCAAGATTTCCAACTTTGATTTCCGTAGGAGAAGAATATGTCCGAATGTTTGGATAATCCTTTAACAGAAGTTGAGGGGAATTTGTATTGTTTGTATTCTTATAATAACTATCATGATTACCAACAATCATATGAACCTCATAGTTTTTAAGAGGTTCAAACACAACTCTTTTTGCCCACTCTAAACTTTGATAATCAATTGATTTGCGACTATCAAAAGCATCGCCCATATGAATGATTGTATTGATCCCGTACTGTTCCAGCGTCGGAAAAAATACATTCTTATAAAAAAGTTCAAAATAATCATGAAAAAGTTTTGAACCTTTCCTTGCCCCATAGTGGGTATCGTTGATTAGAGCTACTTTCATTCAATAACGAAGTTTGGAGTGGACGGCATCCTTAATAGAATTATAGTCGCTGTAGTTAGATCCGTCAATGCTATTGTCATCAAATACTTCAGAATAACCAGAACGTTCTAAAATTTTGTTTTTGATTTCTAACTGACGCTTTTCTCTTTGAATACGACGAAGGAACGCATAATGAATAATTTGCGTGAAGTACGCAAAAGGGTTTTGCGACTTCTCTGGATTGAAGTTGTGAATGTACTGAACGCAGTTTTCAATACCGTCAGAAATCATATCTTCCTTGAACATATAGTTCACGAAGTTTGGTTTGAAGGAAAGATGATTTGCAATCTTCAGAAAACACTCTCCAATGTAGCGAGGAATAGGAGGTTTTGGTTTTCCTTGAATGAGGGCAATTTCTTTATCTTCACGGTACTTAATGAGAGCGGCAAGAAACTCTTTATTATTTACGTAATGCTCTGACCTTTTTCTTTTGGTCATGACTGCTGTGGTTATCATAAGTTTTTATCATTATTATGTAGGTATAATAACATAAACTTAACTAGTTGACAAGGTATTCAAAACCTTGTACAATTACCTTTGTGGAGGTTGAAAAGATTATCTTTAGCTATTTTTATAGAGTTTCTCTAAGATCTCTTTGGCATCATTAACATTAGCAAGATAACCCATTCTGCGGTTTATTTTTGATTGGTTACCTTGCTCTTTGTTTGATTGACGAATAAAAGATTGATACATCATTATCATTTCAATATCTGAAGACTCTGAAAGAGTGAGTACATCTTCAAGATTAAGGATAAACATATCTTCTGTTGTTGTTTTTAACCATGGTTCTAGTTTATATCCAATAATACCACTTCTACTTTTTACTTCATTAACAATAATTGGATTTGAAACTATTAACATGGTTCTATCTTCTTCTTCAGAGGCTGCTACCTTTGCAAAGATTTCTTCACCTGTTTTCAATTTTACTGTTGCATAAAAGTCTTCTTCAATTCCCATTTTTCTTTAGTTGTATTGTGACTATTTCATAATTGAACTTTTCTTCATTATAGATTTTAATTCTTTCTATAAAGTGATTTAAAGTATAATTTTTTCTTGAGTTGTGAGTACAATCATCGGAGATATCATAAAGTGTTGCTTTTACTTTATCTTTTCCTTTTCTAAGAACTCGTCCAATACTTTGAAGATTGCGTATTCTGGACTTACTAGGTGAGGAGAAGATAACGTTATGGAGATTTTTAATATTGATACCTGTAGAAAAAGTTCCATAAGAAGCAACAATAATTGCGTTATTTTCTCTTTCAGTAATCTCTCTAACTAATTCTCTTTCTTCAGCATCCACTCCACCATGAACAAAGAATACTTTACGTTCATCTCGCTTTTGACTATTTATCTTTTCATATAAGATAGCTCCATGAGTAGCTACTCTGCTGAATAGAACAAGAGTATTTCCTCTTAAATCTAAAGCAAGATTTGTAATAAATTTATTTCTTTGCTCGTGAGATATTAAGTATTGTATTTCATCTTCATAAGTTTCAAATTTTTGTGGTGAATGTTTGAGGACAATACATTGAATATCAAGTTGAGAAAGATGACCTTGTTTCATTAACTCATCAGTTCTTGTAACTTTATATGATGGTCCAAATAATCCTTCCAAAACCCACTTATGGGTTTGAGTTCCATCTAAAGTTCCAGTAAAACCAAAACGATACTTTGCATGATGAAGCTTAGTCATAATCTCTATGAGAGATTTGGACTTGAATAAATGTGCTTCATCTCCTATAATTACTCCATAATCTTCGAAGAAAGAACGCTCGAGTTTATATACAGATTGCCAAGTTGTAATCGTAACTGGAAACTCATTAGTTTTTTCTCTACCAGAATAGATACGATGGCAATATGTCTCAGCATCCCAACCATAATCAAGGAAATCCTTGTACATCTGTTCTACAAGAGATGTCGTTGGAACAACTAAAAGAATTTTTTCGCCTTTATTCACATAATATCTTACGAGAGAATAAATCATCAATGATTTGCCGCTCGCAGTGGGGCTTATCAATAGTTTTCTATTATGCTTTAGGGCACCATATACTCCCTCAATTTGATACTTCCTGGGAGTATGGGCACAAATGGAATGCATATAATCCTTAACACCTTCATATGAGATTTGTTCATTCTCTTCATATGGAGTGCCATAGAACTTATTGTCTTCAAATTTATAAGTGTATCCGTATTGCTTACAAAAATTTACAATCTTATCCAGCAGACCAACATAGATCTGCTTTGACCTCATATCGAATAAGTGAATTTCTCCGTTCCAATTTCTTCCACGGTATTGTGGCATGAACTTTGCATTTGGAACTTCAAATTTGAAATGATCTCTAAGTTCATATTCAATATGAGGTTCTGTATTGATTTTTAAAAATACTTCGTTTGATTTAGATATAACAAGGTCTGTTGTATTCACGATGTCTCATGCATCTGTGAATATTTATTCACCCGAGTCCAGCGTTAAATCTCATGAATTCAATTGCATTTTTAATTTGATATGTTCTGTTTTGAATCATCTTTAGGATACTTTCAATATAAACAAGCATAGTATCGTAATAATCAATCTTTAAACATACTGTAGAAAGTTTTTCATCTGCGTCAAGATACTTTTGCATTGTATCTTTATCTCTAATTTTCTTGGGGAATGGATTTTCCACATAAACATCTGGATCTGCCTTTCCTGAATAATATTCATATCTTTCGTGACGAATATTTCTTTTTTGTTGTTCTGCCTTTTTTCTTAAAAGAAATATTGTATTGTATAAGTCAAAATATTTTGCATGAAGAACTGGAATATTTAAAGATTCTGTATGTAAATTATCCGCATCTATCTTCGAATCTTTTTCCCACATTTCTTGAATTTTATCAAGATCAATACTCATAAGGGATTTCCACCTAAATCTGTCATAGTATAAACAGTATACTTGAAAGTTACATCTGCTGTAAAGTATTCAATATCAGTGTTTGTTGCATCAAACGTTATGGTTGATAGTGAATATGGAAATAAGTCTTTAAAAAAGACTTGAAATTTTGCAACAAGATTGCTGTTTAAAATTTGTAAGGTTCCATCAGAGTATATGTTTTGTCGATCATTAACATAATTACCCTGTATTATACCTTCATTACTTAGGTCTCTAAATTGTTTAACTTCCTCTGGATATCCTAATCCCCTCATCCAATTTTGAATCTCCATATAATTTTCAAGGTTTTCATCAACTAAAAAACGTAGAGATAAATCACCAAATTCAAGTTTATTTCCTGGTTGGGGAATATTTCTACCAAGCATTGTTGGTTGTGACGCCAAATCTAATGTGATATCTGGAACATTAGCTTGATTGCAAAAGAAAGCAACTTTTGGGCTTCTTTTTAAAACAAACTTAAATCCAGTTGGTGAAAGAAAATTTCTATTTTCAATCTGAGAAGGTCTTCCTGCCATTGTATTAGATTGTGCGTATTTTTATTTAGATAAAAAAAGGGACCCTCGAGGGGTCCCCGTGAACTTTATGTGAAATGAATCACATGAGGTTCTTAACAGCAACTCTTCTGTAGTAGCGGTTAGCGTTAACAAGAAGACGACCTTCACCAACAGTGGTTCCCTCAGCAAATGGGTTAGCAACCATACCATAACGAGTCTTAAAGCCAATTTTTGGCTGGAAGGTGTTCTCGCCAACAGCACGTACCATCTGGAGAGGAACGTATGGGCAATAGAACAGACCTGCATCATAAGGTGAAGAACCCTTATAACCAACAACATAGTACTGGTTACCTGGTGTTGCATTACCTGAAGTCAGGTTAGCAGCATAAGGATCGATATAAACACGATACTTACCTTGGAGAACACCAGCAAAGGTGTTACCAGTGTCATCAACGTTGAGGTTAGCGTTGAGGGCAGGGGTGTAATCTAGAACACCCGCCATGGTCAGTGCTGAAGCAACGTCAGCAGAGCACATGATGATGTTGCCCTTTCCTCTACGAGTTCTTTGAGCAATAGCGTTAGCATCTCTCTCAATCTGGAACAGAAGACCCTTGAACTTCTCAACTGACCAACGACCGTTGGAGTCAACATCAAGGTCAAATACGCCAGGAGTTGCAACGTTTTGTACAGCGCCCTGTTCAGCAACCTTGTAGATGGTTCTGATAACTTCGCGGTTGATCTCAGCAAGAATCTCAGTTGAGAGAATGTTTGCGAGTTCCGCTTCAGCATTCAGACCATGGATTGCTTTCAGGTCTTGTGCAAGCTCGAGGCTGTATTCTGCTTTCAGA